AACGACAACGATGATAATGAAAAGTCCGAGAAAAAAGATAAAAAAGAAAAAAAGAGCAAAGATAAAGATGATGACAAGGACGAAAAGGACGACAAAGACGATAAAGATGATAAAGACGATGATAAAGAAGTAAAGAAAGAATCGTTTAACATGCTTGAGTTCTATTTTGGTAAGAAAAAGTAAATGATAGTTGTTTGATAAAATAAGTCCTGTCCCCCGGCAGGACTTATTTTTTTGGGTGTATATGAAAACATTTAGACAATTTTTTACAGAAGCTCCAATTCCACCAGAGTGGGATCAGGGAGTTTTTACACCTAAGACATCATTTGCCAAGCAGTTGAAGTATGCTATAGAACGATCTAAAAAGATTGGTATGGGTTCCAGTCGGGTTGCATTTGAAATTGAATACGAAGGTAGACCAACTATATTAAAAATAGCCAAGAATAAGAAAGGGTTAGCTCAGAACGCTAAAGAAGCTGATTATGGTCTATATAGAATGTACCCAGACATTACCATACCTTTGATAGATTACGATGAGAAGAATGATGAACCACTTTGGATACATTTTGAGAAGGCAGATAAAATGAACGCACCAATGTTTAAGAGATTAACAGGACACTCTTTTGAAGATTTCTCCGCAGCAATAAGAAATGATGAAGGACGTAGAAATGGACAACCAGAGATGTATAGTGTATCACCTGAAGCAAAACAACAATTTGATAACGAGGATGGGTTCTTTTACAATGTTGTTGACTTGATGGGTAACTTCGATCTACTTGCTGGTGACTTAACTAGATTAGCTAATTGGGGTGTTTATCAAAATAGACCGGTTATAATAGACTTAGGATTTAGGTCAGATGTGATGAAACAACATTACATTTAAAATGTTAGAAGACAAATAATGAAACAGTATAAACAAGGATTTTTTCATCCAGTAAACAACAATAAGTATAAGGGACATACTCCTATTGTTTTTAGAAGTTCACTGGAACTTAAGGCTTATAGATCGTTTGATCTTAACCCAAAGATAATATCATGGGGTATTGAATCGGTAGTTGTTCCTTATATTTCCCCTGCTGACGGAAGATTACATAGATATTTTGTAGATACTAATATAACAGTAAAGAACGACAATGGAGAGATAAAGAAGTACCTTATAGAGATAAAACCAGCCAAGAAGTGTCAACCACCGGTACGTTCAGCCAGACGAAGCAAGACCAATTTACTCAGGGAAGATATAGAATATGCCATTAATACGGCTAAATGGAACTCTGCGAAGCAATGGGCAGATAAAAATGGATATAAATTCATAATTATGAATGAAAATCACATAGAAAACATTAAATAATTACAGATTATTAACGTTGAAGGAGAATTTATGATTAAACCTCTTAGTTTATTAGTAGAAAAGCCTAATTATGACCTTGGAATTCTTATAGAAGAACAGGGACCAAACAAAGAAAAGAAAATGTTCTTTGAGGGTATTTACATGAGGGCAGAAGAGAAGAATAAGAATAATAGAGTTTATAAACTCGATGAAATGGTAAAAGAAATTGGTCGTTATGAAAAAGATATGATCAAGAGTGGAAGAGCATTAGGAGAATTAAACCATCCTTCATCCGTTGAAATCAATCCAGAAAGAGCTTGTCATATCGTAACTGGCATTCGTCAAGAAGGAAATAATTTTTATGGTAAATCAAAAATTCTTGAGACTCCTATGGGACAAATCGTAAGAACACTTATGCTTGATGGTGTAAAGTTGGGTGTGTCTTCAAGAGCTTTGGGTAAATTAGAAACCGCTGGTGATCATAATGATGTTTCTGAATTTAGATTAATTTGTTGTGACGTTGTTCATGATCCTTCGGTAGATGTTGCCTTTGTTGATGGTATATTTGAAGCAAAGCAATATATATTAAAGTGTGATGGAACCGTTTGTGAGTTTGTAGAGAACACATATAACAATTTACAAAATAATCTTTGTAATATGTCGAAGAAATCAGATGTTAAGAAACAACAGATGTCGTCTGCTGTTATTGAGTTTTTGAATGCAATTAAGAATATGTAAGGAGAATAATTATGGAAAATAAGAGTAAGAAACAACAGAAGTTTTTTGGTAAAGGTAAGAAGCAGGGGAAACGTGCTTGTAAAGGAAACAAACAAGCAAAAGGAATTTCCAAGGAAGAAGCAGCTGCTTTTACTTCTAAAGGACTAAAAGAAAATGCCGGTATGGTCGGCAAACCAATTTTTGTAAATTTCCTAAACAACATGATTGACAACAATTATGATCAAGCAAGAAAAGATCTTCAACAGATAGTTGATTTGAAGATGCAAGAGAAGATAGCGAAGGCTGTTAAGGAAAATGCAGATAGTAGTACGAAAAATCAACAAAATTAAACCGAAAAACATAAATAATTAGTGAAGAGGATGTAATCTTTATCAAGGAGATAAATATGGCAAATAAATTTAGTGAAATTTTGAAAAATATAGGTAAGGATATCCTTACAGATGACAGCAAAACTGCTATCATGGAAGCGTTTGAGCAAGCCGTTAAAGAGAAGGCAGATTCAGTCGTTAAGATTGAAGTTGACTCCGCACTTGCGAAATTAGACGAAAAACATTCCAAGATGCTTACAGAATTGCTTGAAGCTGTTGATACCGATCACACAATCAAGGCTAAGAAGGTTTTTGCGAAGATCGATTCCGATTATGCAGAGAAGCTTGAGTCTGTTGTTAATAAGTATGAAGGTATGATCAATGAAGAAGCAATTAAGTTCCGTGATCAGTTAATTACTGAGATGTCGAACTTTATTGAGCTTTATATTGATGAGAAGATTCCCAAAGAGCAGATTTCTGAAGCAGTGAGCAATACACATGCTAAGAAACTTATTGAGAATATCAAGAAGATCGTTTCTGTCGATGAGGAATACATTACTGACAATATCAAGGAAGCTCTTACCGATGGCAAGAGAGAAATTGATACTCTTAGAAATGAACTTAATGAAGCTGTTAAGTCGAATATCGTTCTTAATCAAGATATGAAGAAGGTAAAGACTGAGAAGTTTCTTATGGAAAAGACAATGAATTTCGATGATGCTAAAAAGCATTACGTAATGAGGGTACTAGAGAACAAGTCCCCTGATGAGGTCGAAGGTAACTTTGACTATGTAGTAAAGATGTTCGAAAAGGAAGAAAATCACAATAAGCAACTCCTTAAAGAGTCCGCAGTGAAGACTACCAAGTCTAACTCTGTTGATACTCCTAAGGCAGATGTGAAGGAAGATGTAATCCTTGAGAGCAAACAGGAGAGTCCAGTTGATGGATATCTTTCTGAATTAAAGTATATTAGTGGAACAAGAAAATAAGGAGATAGATATGGCATTTATTAAACCGCCTGAAAGTTATGTATCGAAGGACAGAGCTGCGGCTCTGATGGAGAAGTGGGGCAAGATTGTCGAATATAGTTCGGACAAAGTAGCTCCTATTAGTAATGATCACACAAAGCTCAACACAGCTATTCTTTTGGAAAACCAAGAGCAATGGTGCTTGAAGGAAGCTAATGTAGCTTCTGGTGGAGTATTTGGTGCAAATGCAACTGGTGCAAACGGTGGTTCGGTCCCTGGTGGATCTGACTGGTATGCAACTGGTGATGCTCGTTTACCTAAGGTTTTAATACCTATGATTAGACGTACATTCCCTGAGCTTATCACAAACGAAATCGTTGGTGTTCAGCCAATGAGTGGACCCGTGGGTCTTGCGTTTGCTCTTCGTTATAAGTACCAGGCCGATTCTCTTGGAGCTATAGACGGTTGCCAAGACGGAACATCGGGATGCACACAGCACGGTCCTAACGGTGGTGCAAAGCAGTTCACTGGCTCCAATGCAACAGTATTCCATGGTCTTAGCAACGAATTAGGCTACCAGAATCTTGACACAAGATTCACTGGTGCTTCGTCTGCCGGACTTAGTGGTCTTGCTGGTGTATTCCAAATGGTCGATGAGGATATGGGTATTGCAGATGTACTTGCGAACTTCGAGTTCACAAGTCAGATCCCTCAGATCGAATTAACATTCGAGAAGACAGCTGTTGAAGCTGGAACTCGTAGATTGGCTGCTAAGTGGTCAGTCGAGCTTGAGCAAGATATCAAGAACATGAACGGTATTGATATTGATGCAGAGCTTACTAACGCAATGAGCTATGAAATTCAGGCTGAGATTGATCGTGAGATGATCATGAGAATGGTACAGTCTGCGTTGAACGCTGGTGCATCAAATGGTTATTCCATCTGGTCCGCTGCTTCTGCTGATGCTCGTTGGCTTGGTGAACGTAACCGTGACTTCTATGCCAAGGTTATCGTTGAAGCAAACAGAATAGCAGTTCGTAACCGTAGAGGTGCTGCTAACTTCATAGTTGCTACACCTAGAGTATGTGCAATGCTTGAGATGCTTCCTGAATTCGAGTTCATGAGCGTCAATGGTAATGTAAATACACAGCCTGTTGGTATCGCAAAGGTTGGTTCGGTTGGTGGAAGATTCACGATTTATCGTGATACAAGAACTGATGCACAATGGATGATCGGTAAGAGATCAAACATTGAGTACGCCCTTCTTGGTTATAAGGGTGCGGAATATTATGATACTGGTATCATATATTGCCCATACATTCCAGTAATGATTCAAAGAACAATCGGACCGAATGACTTCGCTCCTAGAGTTGGTTTGATGACTCGTTACGGTGTTGTCGATAATCTGTTCGGCTCCGATTTATACTACCACGTAGTATTGGTCAAAAATCTGGGTGAGGGTTTCGCACCTGGGCAAAGCCACATTTATTTGTAAGCTTTAGCTTATAAAGAAAAATCGAATATAGGGGTTAGAAATAACCCCTATATTTTTACAATAAAGATGTATGTGTGCTTGACTTTTATATTTTTATACTAAATATATACAGGAGATAATAATATGTATGC